ATGGCCCGCGGCATCACCGAATCCGATGTTCACACCGCTGCCGACGAGCTGGTCGCCAGCGGCGATCGCCCCACGGTAGAGCGCATCCGCGCCCACCTGGGCACCGGCTCGCCCAACACCGTGACGCGCTGGCTGGAGACCTGGTGGAAAAATCTGGGCATTCGACTGCAGCCGAAACGACCAGATTTGAAGGATGCGCCGGCGGCACTGGCCGAGTTGGCCGGACAGTGGTGGACGCTGGCATTGCAGCATGCGCGCGAGTCGGTGTTGGAAGAACTTGCCCATGCCAGGCAGACCCTTGCAGCCGAGTACGACGAACTGCGTGTCCAGCAGCAGAACTTTGCTGAGGAAGCTTCCGAACTCCATGCCAAAGCAACGGCCTCGGCCCACGCAGAACGCCTCGCACTGACCCAGGTGACGGAGCTGCGGCAACTCGTCGACCAGCTTCAGTCGCAGCTCGCAGAGTCGGCGCAACAACGTGCTTCTGCGGATCAGCGACTAGCGCAGGTGGAGTCTGCGAGACACGCCCTAGAAACCCGATTGCACGAGCTGCAGGAACTGGCCAGATCTGAACGCGAGAGCCTGATAGAACATGCCAGATCTGTCGAGAATCGTGCTCTGCACGATATCGACCTTGCTCGCCAAGAGGCCAAGTCGATACGGACATTGCTCATCGCGGCTGATAAGAAACACTCGGTTGTTGAAGCTGACTTGCGGCGCGGACTGCAGCAAGCCCAAGAATCCGCCATCACAGCGACAGCTGAAGCAGACAGGCTGAAAGGCAAGAATGCAGCTATCGAAGAGCAGCTTGCTAAGTTTCAGCATTTGCCAGCTGACTTGGAAGCAGCAATCCGACGGGCGCAATCGTCGCCGAGAGTTAGCAAAACTGGCGGTCGCCGGATGCCCACCAAGACCTAGCTTACGAATTGCAGTGTTTGCTGATCGATCTTCTTAAGTAAGCTTCTGTCGCTTGAGCGCTTAGCCCTATACGCTCAAGTATGGACAATTAACTAATGAAAAAACGGTCATCGACTTCGGAAAGTCACAGCGCAGGCGCTTCATTACGCCATTTCGCATAATGTATATTATGTTAAATATTGTCCGGACATGGCTGGTCCGCATCTTGCAGCCCCGATGGCTCTTGACACGGAGTCTGCAACATGCGTAACCGCAAGCTGACCGGCCCTTGGGCCGGTTTTTCGTTTAAGTCGGGCCGATTGGTAACGCCCGAGGGCCGCGAATTGCTGCCGGAGGATCTGGCATGGCTTGGCCTGACCGCTGCGCTCGCCCAAGAGTACCGGCGACTGCTGGACCAAGAAAAGCAGCTCGCCAAGGGGGTGATCCGTCGATCAGCGGAGCCTTGCCCGGTAGTCCCGATGCTACCGGCGCTGAGGCGCTCAGGGCGCGTGTGAGGCGTTTACCGTAGGGGCGCTGCCCCTACACCCCAAAGACCTGGTGATTCTCGATCGGTACTTTTCGGAAAGCCTTACAGGACAATGGTTTCCGGGGCGTTTTTCCTGCAGGGCGAATTTCCTGCAGGAAAAAACGAGTTCAAAGCGTGCTGGCCACCGCCGCGAGTACCATCAGATGCCCAATGTAGTAGCCGTAGAAGCCCCAGCGCGTGCGCCTGACAGCCGGCAAGCGTCTAGCTGGGTCACCGAGCCAATACATGGGGAAAAGAGCAACCAAAGCCCACGGATTGCCGTTATAGACGCACAGTGGCGCAAAGGCGGCGAACGCAAGAAAAAGACGGCCCACACCAATCCAGATGGTTCGGTCACCGCGCACCCCTTGGGGTGTTCTGAAGAACCACCACCATGCCACCACAAGAGCAACGCCGGACCACTGATAATCCACCAGCATAGGGATTGGGCCAGCCAAGACCAGCAGCAGCCCCCAGCGGCGATTCTGGACCGCCCAGCAGCAAGCTACGGCCAGAGCGAACGAGAACAGGACGTTGACCGGGAGCAGCGCGTCGAACGTCCATGCATAAACCGGCTGAGCGACAAGGCCCCAGATGGAGAGACGCCGAAACGATTTCGCATAATCGGCACCCGGCTGGGCCAAGTTGTAGGCCATCACGAACGCGAACAACGGGAACGCGATTCGACCAAGTTCAGAGACGACCGGAACGTAACCGCCCGCCAACACCTTTACCGCGTGGTCTCCTGTCATCAGTACCAGGGCGAGCCATTTTAGGGTTTCTCGCGCCGAGCTCGTCATAGCTGGAAATCCGTCGACGGCACCGTGGTTGGCGTGTTGTATGACTTCACTTCGGGAAATGTCCCCTGTGAGCGTTGGCCTCTACTGATGACAGCACTACCCTGCCCTCGCTCGGCAATAGATTCTTTATTGCGCTCAATCTGCGTAGGCCCATCAACGAAGCGATCATTTCGCTCGTCCCTATAAGGCTCGTACTGGCCGCGACGGGCAACAAAACGACAAGTTGGCTCGTCGATCACGTAGTTGGTGCCCTGCTCCGTGACACACGTGCAAGAAGGTTCGGCATTCTTACCCTGAGCGTTCATACCACCCAAGGAAGACATACAGAACAGACGCGGCGCTTCACTCGGCAAAGAAAGGCTGTCGTCATATGCGGGTGCGCTCCACGGCTCAGATGGAATGCGTGGAATGAATCGCTTCGCATAGTCGGAAGCTGTCATCGAGGTGCCCGCCGCAACACCGCCTCCCGCCGTCGCATTCGCTCCGTCGCGCGGCGTTGTCGCCGTGCCCACTTGATTGCCTGCGGGTAACGCTTGCTCATCGCCGCCCAGCCGCTCTCCCATTGAGCCAAACGTGTAGTACATCATGTACAAACCAAGCGCAATGCCGATCGGAAACGCGATGTAGTACCAAGGAATTCTGCGCTCAGTCGTATCCAGCTCAGTGGATTTGTAAGTCCCCATCGGACGCTTGGGCAGCTTCTTGCGCCTGTTGACAAGCGGAATCGCTTTCTCGGCCTGCGCTTCGAACTTGTCGAACTCGCGTAGCTGCACGAACTGCGTACCAAACCGCCTACGCACATGGATGTGGCGCTCGATCAAGTCATGCACGAATTGATCGCACTGCTTGTCGGGCGACTGGCTGACGAAGATGAAGTCCAGACCCCTATGACGATGCTTCGCTAGCTGCTCGACGTGATTAGGAACCTTTGAGCCCGACGGACGCTTGGGGAGCATGCCGTGCTCGTAGGCTTCGTCTACAAGTGCGACTGCACCATCAGGCAAGAAGTTCGGCCAGTCTTTGAACTGCTCTGGCGTCATTTCAAGAACGCCCGTTTTTGCATAGTCGAACTCGCGGATATTGCACGCGTAAACGATACGGCCTTGATCCTTGAATTCGAGAAGCCGCTCGATTGCGTGGAGCGTCTTACCGTGCCCAGGCTGACCCGTAAACCAATAAATCATGACCCACCCCCGGCAAGCTGGTCAGCGACTGACTTGGGAACAATGAAGACCTTCCAAGCAAGGCGAACCGTCAGAGCGGAAAGAATCATTGACATCGCCGTACCTACTTGCAGGTAGCCAAGCACTTGAAGAACTGGACCATCTAATCCGCTGACCTGCGACAGCACAAACGATTTCAAATTGGGAAGAACAGCATCGAACGTAACCGTAGTTAATCCGAAGGTTGCGAGGACCTTGCCAACAATTCCAGATGCGGCATCTTTCAGTTTGCCAAGAAGGTGGGTAATACCGTTTGCAATCCAACCCCAGACCATTCCGCTCATTACAGCCCCCAGCCCATCAGGATTTTCAAAGCAGTAAACGCGCCGAATACAAGTATCAGCGCACGAAGAATTGACATGGCTTTGCACCAATACGGGAAATCAGCACCGCTGATCGTTACGCCCATGAGTTGGAACGTAGGAGGCTGAGGACAAGAACCACCACCGAAGATGTTGTCCTGGTCGAGCAAGCTGGTGGAAACCCCGATACCGAACCGCTTGGCACCTTGAACGTCACCATTGCCATCACCCGGACCAGTCACCTCACCAGTGCCCTCCAGTACATCAGGGACGCCGTTGCCGTTTGCATCTGAAGAATCACCACTGCCCTCATCGGAACCGCCTTTAGCGAGCTTCTCCAGAGCACAAGCGGACTTCCACTGCTGCATCAAAGACGCGTACTCCATTGCATCGCACTTATCACCAGTGCAGATCGGCACAGCAGTACAGGTGCCCCCGCTGACATTGCGGTTCTTCCGTGTATTGCAGTCAATGCGCCATTGAACCTTCACCTGCATGCACTGAATGGCGTTCCCGCTACAACTAGGCGGCGAATCGCAGCTATCACCGCCCGACGCAGAATCTTTGTTTGGGTCCTGCTCGCCATCTTCTTCGTCAGGCTTGCCATCTCCGTTGCTGTCCTTCTTGCAAGTACCATCCTTGCCCTTTGCTTCGCCTGCCGAGCACTGCCCATCACCCGGTAGACATTGACCGGAAGGCGATTTAACGTTTCCTGCAGGACACTCGCTTTTTTCAGGACTGCAATAGAGCGATCCTTGCTGGATCGCTCCAGGCGTAGTACCGGGAGTTGAAATCATTCCGTCCGGGCATTGTCCGTCGGGAACACACTGCCCGTTCTTCTTCTTCTGGCCTTCGGGACAAGGTTTATCTATAGGCTCGCAAACGCCCATGTAGCCGTTCCAGTAGCTACCGCTAGGACAATCCTTCTTGAAGTCGTCGTCAGCACACGTGGATCCTGTTGTGCTAGCAATGCTTGTCTCATCTGCATTCTGAGCATACTTAACAACGCAACCCAGATTACAACGAGTCGAGCCGGTGACCGGCAAGAATGGCGTAGTTTGAGAGGGGCGCTTCGCACAGCTGTTGGCAAGCATCCAATAGCGTGTATATGGACCGGGGCCAGACGCATCACCAGGACTGTGACCAGTTGAAACAGAAATCCTGCAGTAATTTGCGCCTGAGCCGTCTGGGCAAGAACGACTAATCGTCAAATAGCTATTTTTCCAAGTATCGCTATAGCTCCCCTTTGCTTGACCAATCGCTGCAGAATACGCAGTGCCTTCATCCGAACACCATCCGTTATTGACGCTACAAGGCGATTGCTGAGCGAGAACAGCCGGGGTGAGGATTGCCGAAACGATGAATAGCGCGACAACCAGAATAATGCGCATCACACGCCCCCGAACGCGAGCCAGCACGCACCACATATCCCGACGATAACGAAGTAACCCATAACCCCTCCCTCAATAAAAAAAAGGGGCGACCATGACAGTGCGCCCCTCCCAATCCCCTGCCCCGGCCCTTAGCGGGCGCGCTTGATGTAACCCCAGAGGATAATCACGCCGAGGATCACCGCAATGGCTGCGATGACCAGGTTGACGTCAGCCTTACCACCAGCCATCTCACCGGCGATGGCTGCGCCCGGCGAACCACCACCGCTTGCAAGGGCTGCACCGGAAGCCATCAGGGCAGTTGCACCCGCACTGACCTTGCCGGGAATCGAAGCGCCGAAACGTCGCAGCTTGTTCACGTACTTCATCTGCAAAACCTCTCTATCAATAGACCCCTAGACGCGCGGCACGGAACACCAGACGCGCTTTCAAGCCGATGGCCCACAAACCAACTATTGAGAAAGCCACCAAGCTCCCATCAGCCAAGTCCAGGGGCGGAAGAATTGGCTGGTGGTATGGAACCCAAACCGGCACCAAACACGTGCCGTCCTGCTGCACATTCGCAGCAGCGCAACCGACTACGTAAAGTGGTTCCGGCTGGGACATCAGTTACCCCTTTGCCGGGGCGGCGGCGTGCGGCTTCGCAGACAGCGGCACCAGATCGACGTAACGCTTCAACGTCAGGTCGCCGAAGTTGCCCAATGCAAAGCTTTTGGGATCGATGTCGTACTCACCAGCCGGGTAAGCCGGACGCTGGCCGAGGCCGACACGAAACGGCAATTCGAAGCCGTTGCCCAGGTCGAGACCAACCATCTGCGAACGCATGATGCTGTTGGTCTTGGGGTTGTGCTGTTCTTCAACAGCGGCGGACTTTACGCGGCAAACTGGCATAGTTCTTCCCTCACATATCGATGAAGTGGCTCACCCTTGGCAATGCCGCGAAATCTCCCCGGGTGGCCGTCACGGAGTACGCGGGCCTCTACGAAGTCCGACCAGCTATCGCCGAACGCTTCACGGAGGACATTGAGCATTGGCCCCGCCTGACGATGCAGCCATGCAACGGCAGCTTCGGCGGAAACCTCGACTTGCTTGCGAATCGTTTTGAGGCGGGTACACACGCCTTCGATCAACTCCGCAATAACGCTGTAGGACCCGCGCAGATACGCAGCGGGATTCATCAGCACATCCAATGGCACTTCAACGTGCTTGCCGTACAGGCGTGCTTCCACTCGCACCCAGCGAGATCCGGGCAACCCCATCTGCTTGCCCTTTTCATACACGCACAGCTCTTTGTGCCCCTTGCCGCCGACGTACAGCGTGCAACCCGTACCGTGGCCTTCATCGCTGATGAAGCGATGGCGAGGTGGGCATCCGCCCTGGGCAAAATCACCAGCAGCAGCCCGCTCACGCAGCGCATGGACGTCCACACGCTCGCCCTCGTAGTCGTCGTGAGCAACGTCCACGCGGCTGATCTTGGCCCGGAGACGTTCGCACTCGCGCTCAACCACGTTCCAGCGAGTAACCCACTTGCACCCTGCCCCGGACAGGCTGATGCAAATGGTTTCCTTATTGCCGCCCAGCCCAACGTGGCCGACCAACTCGCCTTCACGATCCACAAGAACGGCGCTCAAAGGGTAGAAATTCCACTGCTTTTTGCGGATGGCACCGGCGCGGACTTCGCCGCGGAAACCAAAAATCCGATAGAGCAACAGATCCAGCTGCGTGCACCGAACTTCGTCAGCAGCTTCAAACGGAAAGACGATGGTCAAAAAGTCGATGATTGCTCCCTGTTGCTGCGAAACCGACTTTTGGCCCGTGTTACTCCTCGGGCCAATTTCCGCGACCTGACCCTTTTCACCAGCACAGGCTGGGGAAAAGGCGTAACGCGACGGCAGACGCAGCGTGTCGCCACGCTGGGCGATAGGCGGGAGCATGGCAATCGCCATGCGATCAACGGCAGCGGGACAGCCAAACGAGCGAACGCGCTTACCGTTCACAGCAGGATCGAACGCAGGAACAACACCGGCAACTGCCGCCACATCGCCATCAAGGGACGGGAAATCATCCACGGCGCACCCACCGGATGAAGTAGAAGCAACCGAGCAACGCCAGCGGAACAAGAAGGATCACTGGCCCACCTCCGCCCTTGCACACGCAACAAGGCGAGCGGCGCGGTACGCGGAATCAACACGCGCTTCCCGGCGAGCAATCACCCAGCCAAATAGGCGAGCCGTCCCGAAGGACAGGGCCAGCGAAGAACCAACCAATGCGATGACGGCAGCTGTGTGCATGTGCATCCCCTCCCCTACCCGTTGAACCGGACGCCCGGTGGGGGTGCACCGGGGCCGGCGTCACGCCAGCGCGTGACAGGGCGCATGTAAACTGACAGCGTGACGCTATGTCAAGCCGGAGGATGACGTGAACACAGTTTCAGAGCTACTTGACAAGGTGAAAGAAGCCTGCTCCATCCCGTCAGACAACGCTCTCGCGGAAAAGCTGGGCGTCAACCGCCAACTGCTATGGCAAGTGCGGCGGGACGAAAAGCCGCTGTCAGATGAGCGGATTGCGCAGCTTTGCTCGATGGCGAAGCTAGATGCAGCGGAATGGGTTGTCCGCCTCCACGCCGAACGGGCTCAATCGCCAGTAGAGCGCGCCATGTGGTCAAAGATGCTCGTACGCCTGGCAGCAGCTGCAATTTTCGTTGCACCGCTTACCGCTGGCGCCGCTGATAAATCGCTTCAAAATCAGGCATTTGCGCCTGAAAAATCGCTCGGTATGTATATTATGTTCAAAAGAGTTCCATGA